GCGTCATTTGCTATTTTAAACCAAGTTCCCAGAACTCCTCCAGATACATTGTTTATATAGTTTCCTTGACCACCAATATAATAAACAGCAATTCTGCCGCCATTTGCTCCGTAGTTGACTATTTCAGTCGTATAAAATCCACTTCCTGAAATAGGAGAATTAGCCACAGGAGTGTTCTGAACGCGCCAATTTCCACTATAAGATGCCATATTTTTAGCTACATCAGAGAAATCCTTAAAATTTGCGTCTCTGGTTGCTAGTGATCCATTTATTTGCTTTGAAAACGTGTTATTTCCAGTCCAAATATTATCTGTTGACTTTATATTGTTGTTTTGAGAAACTAAATTATTTACGTTTGTGTTTAAATCCTCTACATGTTTTTGAACTGTAGTTGCTTGACTTTGCGTATCAGAAAGTGTTTTTTGTGTCGAGTAGAGCTTACTATCCATATCACTTTTAACTTTATCAATCAATTGGTCAACGACAGAAATGTAATTTCCCGCTTCTTCTTCGGTTAAATCAACTGCTTCAAATACAGCAACTCTAAAATTAGCAGAAGAAGCAGATTGATCTCCGTTAGTAAACTTGAAATAGGCTTTTTTATACTCGCCCATATCTTGTCCCCACGCTTTAGTAGGAGTGTAATTGAACGTTCCTTGCACAGCATTTTCTACAACAGAAGAAGAATCTACAACTTTGTGCAATCCGTTGGTAGTTCCCATAAAGGTAATAGTCCAACCGGTTAAATCTAAAGGCTCACCGTTTGAAGTGATTGTGACGTGAAGAGATTGATAATTTCCGTCTCCTTGTCGTAACTCAACCATAGGATTCTGGAACTCTGATTTAGTTGTATCTAAGTTAAAATTTATCCCTTTTGCCATATCAAGCTCCTTGAGAATCAGTGTTTAACGTCATAGAAGGAGCTGGTTTTGGATCAGTTACTGTAGGTACTACAGATTTTGAAATTTCATCTTTTGCCTTAGAAATAGCTTTTTCAATCATTTCATCAGTTGTAGATTTTAATGAAATACCATCTTCTAATGAATTCAAGACAACTTGACCGCCAAAATAGTTATCGACATTGGAAAAATTAACAACAACAGTAACTGATTTCAGTTCCAATCCGTTTGCTCCATTTTGCAAGTCTGTTTTAGATATTGATGTTGTAATTGACATCGTCATTATTTATCACCGCTTTCTTTTTCTTCTTCTAATAGCGCAGACAGTTGAGCGTTCTCGAACGTCAATTGTGCTATCTTTTGCAACAAGTGTTGCACTGTTTTTTCTACATTTGGTTGTTTTTGTTCCATTATCTCATTCCTAACTTTCCTAGCATTGTATATAAGCTATACGGCACTCCCTTGACGAAAAACCATACATCGTCTGTTTGGTCTATACCAAACCCAGCGTTACCAGATCCATTTAAAAATCCGAACCATTTTCCACCTGATGAAATGTCCTTACCACCCAAACGGACATCTCTTGTTGTCCCATCGCTAAACCTTTGCCCATAAACTTGAGTAGGCGCATAATTATAAAAACTAACTGTGTCATCAACTTCAACTTTAGATGCTGTGTTATCCCACGTAGAAAACTTTATATTATCAGCTATTATGAACCCCTGTGGATTGTTCCAAGTTCTATAACTAGAAGATATTTTACCGGTATTTACACCAGCCCATATTAATTGCGGCGCACTTCCACTTTTTTGATTAACTGAAATACCAAAAGCCATGTCTGCTGCGTCTATGTTTTTTGAATCTCCAAGTGAAATTCCGACAGGAGAACCACCAGTTGGACTTTTTTCTGTAGAAAAACCATCACCCAATAAACCAAAACTTGCATATGTCGCAACGGTTGTACTAGTGTCATGATGAAAATGTATCCCAGTAGTATCAATTATAGTAGATGTAAGGAAAGAAGATATTCCCGGCATTTTAATTACTATACCTTTATTACCAACTTGCAAATTAGTGATAACGCTTGAACCGTCTAGAGAACTTAATAATATATTGCTCGTATCAATAACTACGTTACTATATGCACTATCGAAGCTAGCTTTAACAAATGCTGCATTTTCACCAATTATGTTTTTTCCGTTGATATTGATACCATTTATTTGTGAAAAATCAAGCTGACCGCCATTGATAAAGTTTGCGCTTAGTGTTCCTGTTACAACATCATCTGCAGAAATATTCATAACATTTATTTTTGCAGCATCGATTGTTCCTATTTGTAAACGGCTTGCGTCTGCTCCTCCTTCAAACTTTACCCAAGTAGAACCAGAATAAGTGTACATTGCTTTACCGTCTGGTTCGTTGTTGTCTGTCTTAAACCAAGTATCGCCAACGACAGCTCCAACAGGGGTATCAGTTCCATAGAATACCGTGTTACTCCCTTGCGCTATCGCTCTGTTTTCTTGCCATTGCTGATCAGTTTTGGCTCCCAATACCCAGATACTACCATTGTAGTAGTACATTTCTGTATTACCGTTAGGAAGAGCCTTGCACCAAACGTCTCCTTTTCTAGGGTTCGTTGGCTCATTTCCGCCATAAGAGGTATTGTTGTGACCGCCATTAGATATATTCCATTGTGTTTGATTACTTATGGTTGACGTAGCAGAGCTGATAGTATTAATCTGACCGGTAATTGATTTGCTGCTTAGATCATCGCCTAATGACAACGTGGTGTTTTCTGGTTTAACTAAATCATAGTTTATTTCGAACACTCGGGTTTTATAGTTTAAATTACGCTCATTGTGCATAATTAGAACCGTGTCACCCAACGATAAATTACCCACGTCTGCAACGGTTGCTGAGTATTCTATTTGAGGGTGGTTGACAGACATTAAGGTATTATAAGCTGATTGGATTAACGTATTAACGTCATCAATTTCATCATATGTTTCTAGAAGTAACCTTGCATTACCATTAATTTGACCCCATTCAGAAGTCGCAGTAGGGTCTTCTAGGATTAAACTCCCATTCGCCTTGTCTAGTGGCTTACCATCGCTCTTTTTCCATTCAACACTAGAGATATCAATTCTACGTCCATAACCATCAGGGCTGCCATTTTCTCCCTCACTAACTTGTTCTCCTTTACCTCTAGGCAAGATGGCTGTGTATATTTCAGAGGTTGTTTGTGTTTTAACGACTGTTAGCAAGTTACTGCCGTTGGCGAAAACCTTTGATGTATCTGTTCCTTGCTGATAGACATAATCCATATATCTTCCAGTAATTTTATTTCCACTAATCGTGATGTAGAAGTAAACTTCACCGCCAAGCAGTCCTATAACCTTTTGAACGGCTTCAAGGTAACTAATGTAGTAGAAGTTTGTCTTTGTTGTACCGCTTATATTAACAACGCCCAACGACCAACCCGAACCATCTAATGCCATGTTCATTAATGTTTTAGCATCTGATTCAAGTGGACGCTTGTCTTGAATATATCCAATTGAAGACAACTCTTGATAAGCTAATTCACTAGCTGTATAGTCAACCGAATGTGTGTTATCAGTCCTGCTCATCAACTTCATCATGATGTATTTACTATTGTCGTTAGGGTGTGGAACAGCGATATATTTCTTATCGTTATCGAATTCTTTACCTAAAGGAACCGTAAATGAAAAAGTCGTTGCGTTGTTTATCTTGAACTTTAATTCGCCTTCAATTAAATCGTCATTGGATAACATTCCATTTATATTCTGTTGTTTATCAAATAAATATATCATAGAATTTTTACCCTATAAGTAGCTGTCAATGACTTAGCCTGCTGGCAAGTTATCATGTCTCCGTTAGTAACCTTAGCTTCGAACATATTCGTTTTTAAAACGTCAATTTTGTTTAATTGACTAACACCATTCATAGTTATGTTTCGATTGACTATATCGACCACTATATTGCTATTAGCTGTTATTGAAGCGTTAATTAACGTTAATTTATAACTGTTGTTTATATTAACAACTAACGTCTGTGTGTCTGCAGTTACTACCAATGTAATCTTATCAACGTTTTGCGTATACATTAACTGAGGGTCGTTGAACACAATTGATGATGTGCCACTGATTGTTTTTGTTTGTCCGTGCCTATATGGATCAAGCATTTTAATTTTTATGGTACCAGTTGTTTCAATAACTCCTGCATTGTCGTTGTCAAGAGATGTAACTGTTCCTGTACGAGTGAATTCGCTTTCATCTGCAAAACTAAAAGTTTTTTCTTCACCTTGTAACAGTAATTTCAATCTTGTATACAATTTGTTGAAATCATCAACTGTGTCTGCAGTTAGTAAGTATTTAATTGTAATTTCGTTAGTGTCAAGCTTACTTGAAATAAAAAGCTCGCCGTCTGCCGTACTACTAGCCGTATTTAGTGTTCGTGTAAAGTTTTCACGTCCGCTTACGTTTAGCGTTCGGTAGCCTGCAAGCTCCTTATCAATATTGACACCTCCGAATGTTAATGCCTCGGAAGGCAAGTTGCTTGCGCTTGCTTGCTTGCTAAGGTCTCTAAATTCGTATAGGTTTGTCATATTTTCTTCCTATTATAATTGTACACTATTTGTTTTGTTAAGGCTAGCTGCTTGCCCCTGAGCATTTGATATGTCACTCACAAATGTTCCATAGGTTGATTGTCCCATCTTAACGTTGATATATGCCGGTTGACTGGTAGCCGACATGTTAACAGACATTGCACCGTTTTGCATATTTATTCCGTCTCCTAGCACAGGGTTAACACGATAGTCGCTTGAACCGTTGAATGTATCAGCTAATGTTCCAGCTACACCACTTACTGTGTTTTTAACTTGTTCAAATCCAGAAACCAATCCGTCATTCAATCCGTTCATGATAGAATTACCAGCTGGTATAAGCAATCGCTTATCGTAACTAATTGGTCCTTTGTGTTCTTTAATCCACTTTGCTATTCCACCAACGAAAGAAGTTATTGATCCCCAAACCGATTTCAAACCGTTCAAGAAACCGTTCATAATCGCGCTACCAGCTCCAAATAAGTCAAAGTTCATTGCTCCTTGGATTGCACTTTTAACACCATTCCATATACCAGAAACCCATCCAGATATGCCATTCCATGCCCCCTTCAATCCGTTAATTGCAGAATTTGCTAAGTTTGATATTGTTGAAACAATACCATTCCACACCCCGGAAATTACTCCTTTAACGCCATTCCACAATCCACTTACAAACCCAGAAATTCCAGACCATACACTTCTCAACCCATTGAAAGCCGATCTTGCCATAGATGAAACAACAGATACAATAGCGTTCCATACACCTGAGATTACGTTTTTTGCTCCGTTCCAAATTGATGAAACAACACCAGATATAGCAGACCAAATAGAACTTAATGTGCTTACGGCGTTGCTTGCCATTGATCTAACAACGTTAACGATAGCGTTCCAAACTGATGAAACAACGGACGAAACAGCGTTCCAAATTCCAGAAACAATACCAATTAATCCATTCCATATTGAAGATACTGTGTTAACTGTAGTTGTTACGATT